GCTGCTTGGCCTGCTCTTTCCACACCGCCACCTCCAGATCGGCTACCTTCTTGGAGATAATGAGTTTGTTATTGCCCATCATCATTTCGGTGTTGAGACGTTCGCGCCAGAAAGCCAGTTCCTGCTCTTTGGTATAGTCGCGCAGCGCATCTTTTTGCACCGCCGCCCGGCGCTCCAGCGCCAGCATTTCCTCAAAACCCGCCATTTGCTGACGCTCAAGCTCTTTGTCAGACATGCCTTTGACTTCCTTAACAGCCCTCGGGGCGGCTTCTTTTTTTCCTCCCGGCGCATTAAAACCTTTGTCGCCCATGGCACCGCCAGCATTACCCGCCAGAGTGTCATCCATAAAAATGGCCGCGATACGATCACGGGTCTTTTGCGAAGACTCGGCCATTTTGTTCATGGCGTTTTCCCAGGCGTTACCAATATTCGTGCCAATACCACGAATGGCATCAGCCGCGCCCTTGAAGTCGCCGTTAATAGCAAGGGCAATGGCTCCAGCCAAAGCACGGAAAGGTTCTGCCACCGATAGCATCATGGTTTTAATGGCCTCCCCCACAATAGTTGCAGCGTTCATCAGCCCATGAAACGCCGACACCAGCCCCCCCAAAGCGCCCCGAACCACGATGATGGCGGTAGGCATGACCGACCGAAACAGGTTGATCAAGTCACTAATAACCGGCATCAATATTTGTCCAATGGTATTACCCAGGCCACGCATGGCGCGCCCTCCCCCATCGACGGCTGTATCAAATTCCTTGAAGTTTTGCACCGCGTTAGCGCCCACGGTCAAGCCCAGCTTACTGGCCTCGGCGTCCATTTCCGACAATAGCTCCTTGTTGACCATCAGCACCCGACTCGACCCATCGACCCCCCGGCCAAATATGGCCTGCGCCGCCTGGGCGCGGTCGGTGCCTTCCTTGTAGCCATTCACCACCGTAATGCCGTCGCTCAAAAGCTCATTCATCGGGCGCAGGTTGCCGTTCACGTCACGGGTGCGCAGCCCCAGTTTGTTCAGGTCTTCCTCGTTTTCTTTGAGTTGCCGGGTCAAACCTTTCGCCGCTGCTTCAACGTCGCCCTGGGTCGCGCCCACGTCCTCGGCGGCCAGCTTCCACTTTTGCGCCTCGTTTGTCGTTACGCCCATGCCGCGCCCCAAGTCCATGACCGATTCGGTCATGGCCGCCGAACTGCTGGCCAGCTTGCTGGCCGCTACCGCTGCCGCGACGCCCAGGAATGCCGTCATGCCCAAACGAGTGCCACCAATGGCGTCAGTCAGCGACGAAAACGCCCCTGCCGATGACGACACACTGCTGCTGATGTTTTTCGAGATCTCGCCCAGTTGCGCCTTCATGCTCTGCGACAGGTTGCCGAAGCCCTTGCCGACCTCAGAAAACTGGTCACGCATGCCTTGCAGCGACGCCCGTACCTGACGCATGCCTGACTCAAAGCCGGCGGTGTTGGCGCTAATCGTGTACTTGATTTCCTGATTGCTCATGGTTTGGAGTTTCTATCATGCGACACGGCGGCTTGAACTTTTCAGCGCGCCCCATCAAATTAACGAGTTCACTCATATCGGTCGTGGCCTGTTTTTTGGCCTCGCCCCGGCTTTGCATTCCCAGCCCGCGCGCAATGGCACCCAGGCTGATGTGGGTAGGAGGGTAGTGCCGCCAGTACCGGGTCAGACCTTGCAGATCATGCAGCGTCACATGGTCGCGGCAATAATCGAACGTCCAGCCCAGGCAGGTGGCTAGGTGGGCATAGACGGCGCGCCAGTCCCATTCAAAGTCGTCAGCGTCTGACGCGCGCGTTCGTTTCCCGCATTGGCCTCGGATTCCAGCCAGCGCTTGTAGCCCGACGACCCCATGACCACGGCAAATAGCTCTGCAAAGTTGTCCATGTCCACAAAGTCGCGCAGCAGCTCGCGCGGCAAGTCTGGATAGTTGCGCCGCAGACACGCATGCAGCAAGTCCAGCACCAGCCCCATCGGGCGCTCGTGCGTACCGGCTTCAAAAGCGTCAATCTGCGGCTGAAAGTCTTCAATAATGCCCAGAGACATGGCTGGCACCACGTAAGGGGTGCCGCCGATGTCAATGGTGATGCCTCGGTGCCTGAGTGTCATGAGCTTAATCCGTCAAACTGATGGTGCCGATCACGCCCGCCGCATCAGCAAACACGGTGAAGCCCAGTTCCGGCACACCAAAGTCATCATTTTTGTTCGCCATTTTGAAGCCGTCGCTAATACACTTATTAAAAGTGAATATGGCTGACTGGCCGTCGAACGGCGCATAAAAGTCCGCGCGAAATGTCGGCGCGTAGCCCATGGGTCGGTTGTTCATGGTAATACGCCGCGCAGTGCTGCTGGTAGCCGTGTAGCGGTAGTTAATGTACACGGTCTTGCCCGTATCGGCTGATGCAAAAGTGTACTGGCCAGTGGTCGTATTGACCGCATATTGACCGGCTGCGGGCGTGCTGGCCACGCGGGTCATAGTACGACCGCTGCTGGCATCAATGACCCCCAGGTCGGCAGCAAAGGTGCCGCTGCTGGGAGGTGTCACGGTAATCTGAAACGGCGTCGCCGGAATAGCCGCGCCCGTGGTGTCATAAACCACGGACGTCAGGCCGTTGGCGCCAGACGTACCAAAGACCAGCGTCTCTAAAAACCCGGCATTGAGTGAGGCCATTTTGGCCTTACCCGTCACCGTGCCTTTGCCGCGACCGACCGCGACGGCAAACTGGTTCTGGCCGTGCAACTGCTTGAGTTCAAACTTGATATCTATCTCGGTGTCCTGCAAAGTGCCGAACAGCAACGGGGTCGGGTTGGCAATGGCCGTGCCGTCCGCGTTGGCCGTGGGAGTGCCCCACAATAAACCTGAGCCGAATACATACATGATGTTCCCTTTCTATATTTGCGCGTCGAGCGCCCTGGTTGAAGTTAAATACTTGAATTTATAAGTCGCCGCGATGTAACCAAACGGCAAGTCGGCATTGGCCGACTGCCATTCGCAACGGTCACGCGCCAGTAAGCGCACAAACGAGCGCAAGACAGCATCAGCCATCAGCGCAGCGTGCAACGTCACCCGCACGCCGTCGCCTACCGTCTGCCAGTCGTGCCCCCGTACCACCACCGTTAGCACCACCCGCAGCTCGTCCATGTCCAGCGCCCCGGTCATCGGCTGCCCGCCTGCATGAGAAGTGCTTGACTCGTCCAGCGCTTCAATCAGTAGCGCCGGACTTTCTTCACGCATGAAGGCATCCTCGCGGTCACGGAACACCGGAACACCGGGCAGCGCGGTTTCCGCTACAACCTTCAGCCGCGCACAAATGGTTTCAGCTTTGCTGGGCATGGCTACACCCGGCTCAACAAGACCGCGCTAAACGCGCCATCATCTAACTGCCGGGGGGCTTCACGCACCTGGTACGACACACCAGCCACGGTGACCGCCGTGCCACGGGTCAGAGTCACTGAGTCGGTGACGTAGGTCAGCTCGTACTGGCGACTATGCGCATCGGCGCGGGTCAGGTTCATCAGATCATCGGGCTGGTCCAGTAGCCCGACAAACGTGCCGCCCCCGGCCACGCAGGTTTTGGCGAAGTCGGCTAGGAATACCCCCAGGTCTTCCTGCATCATTCGCCCTTCGCGGGTTTTTCAAACTGTTTGGTGGTATCCACTTCTTTTTCATCGTCAGCCACCACGACAGCACGCTGGGCAGCCAGTAGTTGTATGGCGACATCATCGTCAAAGTTAGCAACGGTGCCTATGTAGGCTGTTTTCATGCCAGCATTACTGGGCACCAGGCAGTTCGAGGTAATTCTGAGTTTTTTCATCATTGGCTCCAAAATTGGAAAGAAAAAAAGGGCGACCCTTGCGAGTCGCCCAAAGTCCACCTAAGAGATCATTAGACCGTCAAGGCGTCAAGCATGGCCGCAAAACTCTGCGGACGGCGCACCGCGACGTCGATGGTTTGATAAATGTGCATGCGGATAATACGGTTAGCTGCCTGGGTCACTTCGTCGGGCAGAATTTCAGCCGTGCCCCACTCACCAATGAGCAGGTCAGACCAGTTGCCGAAGAAAATGGCCGAACAGACGCCAGTGCTGGTGCCTTTGGTCAGGTTGTTCAGCACATTGTTGCTAACACCGCAACGGTAGCCGTTA